AGAGTTATATTTTAGACTGTTGCTTCTGTTACATCTCCACTAACTTGAAAACTTGCAGAAAATGTTACAGCTCCTCCTACATCTGGATTTCTATCGTAATTTGTACAAATAGCCTCTCCTGATGCTTTAGGAAGTCCTGATGAGTTTCCTATTGGAAAAAACTCAAATGATCCTGAAGCTCCTACTATAGCTTTGAGATAACCATCAACAGTTGCATCAAATGAGCCTGATATAGTGATTGTTGCATCCTTAAGTCCTGCTACATAAGCTTTAGAACTATTAGAGAATGCTGAAACCTCTGCTACATCTGCAGTCTTAGAAACAGAAACATCTGTTAAAACATTAGAAATATCTCTTAATGTTCCTCCAGAATCATCTATTTTAAATGCTGCACTCTTTCCATGTGTAAATGTTGGCATTTATCCTCTCCTCTTTCTTAATTTATCCCTGTGCAAATCCTACTGCTGCTGTTATGCTACCAGATCCACCAAAGGTTAAAACTGCTCTTGCATATCTTGCAGGATTACTTGCACTTGTTTTAAGTTCTGATGTTGTTCCTGTTGCCTGAGTAAATGTAATATAATCAGAAAAAGAAGCATTATCAGAGCTTGTTTGTATTTTAACATCTAGTGTTGGGCTACCAGAACTTACTGTACAATGCAGAACTCCTGCACCTCCATTAGTTCCTGCAGCTCCAAAATCTACAGAAGTTTGATTACTTGAACTTGATATAGCAGTTGGAGTAAGTAAAGATGCACCATCATTAGTATCTCCACTAAATTGAAAAGCTACTGCAACTGCAACAACTGAGCCTACATCTGCTGATCTATCGTAAGTAGTTTCTATTGTAGTTCCAAAAGATACAGGATTTCCTCTAGTAAATCCTATTGGTGCAATAGAAAAAGCTGCACCAGAGCCACCAAGTTGAGCTAGATACTCTGCATCTGAATCTGGGCTTGATGTTTCAAAGTATCCAGAAAGAGTTACTGTGCCATCTTTTAATCCTGCTACATAGGTTTTGCTTGAGCTTGAAAATGTAGAAGTTTCTGTAACATCTGCTGTTAATGACAAAGAGGCATCTGTTAGTGTGGTTGAAAGATTTGTATCATCTAACAATACTACTGCATCTTTACCATGTGAAAATGTAGGCATTTACTATTCCTCCTCTTGTTTCATCATTTTACTATCAAACTTGACTGCTGCATTATTCTTAATCAATGCTTTAGCTACTTTATCAGGTAAATCTAAAACTTCTCCTGCTTCAGCTCTTACCTCTTTTTTATTTATCGGAAAATCACTTCCTACTAATATTTTAACTTTCATGCTATTACCTCTACATTAAATGTTACACCAAGAAAACTCGTTCCCTGTGTTACTTCATATTCTCCATAATCAGTTGCACTTACTACTCTAACAGACATAGCAGCACCTCCCAAAGTTGGATCTCCCTCAATAGCTGCTTTTATTGAAGTTGAGCCTGTAGAAGCTAAGAAAGCATCTACCTCATCTTGTGAAGTCTGAGCATCTATTCTTGATATATAAACAACAATAGGTATCTCATAAGTATCAGATCCTCTCCCCATTGTTGAATCATAATTAAGACTATTCAAAGGAGCAACAAGTGCTATTGGAGGAACAATATAATCTGGAACAAACTCTGATGCAGTTAAACCAGATATAGTTTCTAATCTTGTTTTAAGTCCATCTCTGATTGAAGTTAGCAAAGCCATTATCTAACACTCCTAGCTATATCTTTTGCAATCAATTCTAACATCTCTTGCCCTCTGTCCTTTATCTCTTTTTGTTTCTCAAATACAACTCCACCAATGAATGGTTTCATTTTCAAGCCTCTTTGAGATATTGCTCTTGCAACAAGAAAAGGATTTAGTTTTGGATTTCCTCTCTTAGCCCACTTTGCAAGACTAGATCCCTCTTGATAAGGTGGGAAAAATGGTCTTGTTCTTTTGATTGGGCTAAATCCTCTATAGATTGGCTTACCATGAATAAAAGGAGCATATTTTCTATCTGTAGCTAATACAATACCCTCTGCCATTCTTAGCCTATTTGTATTTCCTAAAGGAGCAACATAAACACTTCTCTTAGTTGCACCTGTGTTTTTATTTCCTCTACCTGATTGAGATCTAGGAGATGGCTTATTCTCCAAAGCATTAAGAGAATCCTGTTTTAATTCTTTTCCTAGTTTATTAAAATAATCTACTGATCTTTTATTAAAGATTGTTTGTGAATTAATAGACCTACTTAAATCTAAAGCTCCAATTAATGTTAGTTTCATAAATCATACTGTCTATTTGTATTGATTGCAGTAAGTCCAACATAAGGTCTGCCTGATGCAAGAGTAATTGTTGTTTTCTTAAATGGTTTTATTAAATTCTTAACATCTGGATCTAGTTCAGATAAAAATACCACAGCAGGTTGTCCTGTTTCTGGATTACCAGAAAAACCCATTGGGCTATTTTTTCTCTGAAAGAATCTTGATGCTTGTATTAAAGTTGCCTGTATTACTGCAGCAGGAACAGGATTAGCTCCCTCTTGTATTGGGCTACCAAATTTAGCTGTTATAGATAATCCCTGCCTATGTTCAGTTGGTAAAACCTTACCAGATTTCTCTATAGCCATAATTATTTTTGTAAATGGCAATATAGGATCTAGTTTGTCTGCATTGTAAGGAGCTAAATAATAATCTGTATTTAATGTCAATGTTTCTGCTACAGATCCATCTGCGTTAAGTGTTTTAACTATTAGCCCTGTTGTAGTAGCAATATCATCAACATCTGCATAATCCATAAATTCACAATCATACAATCTAGTCTCTACTGCGGATGATATAGTAAATTCTCTACCGCAGTAAGCATCAATAGCAGCAGAAGCAGCATCTAATGCAACATCTAAATTATTATCTTGTGCTGTTCCAGACAATCCCATCCAAGTTTTTAAAGTATTTTTATCAACATATTGATGGCTCATTATAACTCCTCATCAAGATCATCCAACAAAGGATCATCAAACCACATTTTTACTTATTCTCTGATGGCTTAACAGCTTTTGTTTTTGGTGCAGGTGCTTTTTTAGGGGCTATCTTTACATTTGGAACAGGATCACCCATTCCTGCAATAAGAACACCACTTTGGAATGGGCAATTTTTACCTTTACCAAATTTACCTGTTTTACTATCTTGCCAAACAAAATCTGATTCTTTTTCTATAAATTTCATATTTTTCTCCTCATGGAAAGCAGAGCCAATCACTTCATTACTCATAACAAAAGATTGGCTCTTGCTATTTTCCAATTTAACTATTATTCAATATCGTTAATTCTTGTGAAAGCTTGTGGCTTATACACAGCTAAAGCATATCTTAATGATGCTTTGACTGTAAGAATATCTTTGCCAAAGTCTCCATCTGCAGCAGAATCAGAAATTTGTAATTCCATTCCTCTCCTGAAAATGTGATTTGCAGCTAAAGATCCACCAAACTTACCTACAACTACATCAATAGTTGTAGAAACAGCTCCACCGATTTGTGATGATTTAACAACAGGTAATCCCCAAATTGTTGGGCTACCACTTGAAGCAGATGCTCCAAGCATAAAGTTATTGTTGCCATCAACTTGTCCTGCTAATGCTTCATAAGCAGCAGGAGACATCAAGATAGCATCTGGAGCTAATTTTCCATTAACTTCAATATCCTTAATGCCCTGTAGGATTGTTCTTAACTTACCACCTACATTTGCAGGATAAGCTCCTGCTGTGTAAGTGATTGTGTTAATTCCTGCATGTTGTGTAAGTCCTTTAATATCTGGAGCTACACCACCACCCACTAGGAATTGTTTTTCTAACCTTTGCATTACATGATTTGCAAGTCTGCCATCAAAATATGCTCTAGCTCCTGCTTGATCCTCAAGTAGCTCTGCTGTGATTGGCAGAGTTGTGATGAATTTTCTTACAGGTGCTGTAACAGCAGTATAAGTAAAAGCATCCTCTGGAGCTGCAGCAGCTTCTGCTTTTTCTGCAGCATTGTTTGTGCTAGATTCTTGCAAAAAGTAATAGGTATTTTGGTCGGTATTAATTGAATCTACTAGGTCTAATGCAGGATTAGGATCTGGCTCTATTGCAGGGATAACCTGTTGATAGATTGTATCTCTAGTCCATACAGAAGTTGTAACTGTAGTTTTTGCCTCAAAAGGAATATTTTTAATACCACTTTCTACAAAAGAATTATAAGCTTTTGATTCTAAGAATTGTTGTCCAAGAGACTTTGGAGCTTCAACTTCTGGCTCTCCATATACAGGCATTCCAGAAACTTTTTTAGAAGCTTCTATATCATCATTGTTAGCATTCTTAACAGATTCAAGTTCCTGAAGTTCAGTAATTTTGTCTCCTAAAGAAGCTAATTCATCATTTCTTTTTTTGATTTCCTCTTTTTGATCTGATGAAAGTTCAGACATATCCTTAACAGAATCAAAAATATTAGCTAATTCCTCTGATTTAAGAGCTTTTTCAGCTCTCATCTCTTTTAATGTTGCCATTATTTTTCTCCTATTAATTATTGTTCATAATGTTCTTTTGAACATCTATGAATAGCTCATTATCTTTAACAGGATCATAACCAAACTCAGCTAAGACATCATCCAACTTTGAATAAATTGCATTCAGTCCTGCTATATATGTAGTTACCATCTCTGTAGATTTTTGGCTAAGTGTCTTTTTTTCAGAGTTTCGTAAGGAAGCAAGATCCTCAATCCTCTCTGTGAATGCCTTTAGCTCCTCAAGAGAAGCTACAGCATGTTCTCCAAGTCTCATACCCTGTTGGGATACTTTGCTGATTCCTGTATCAGTATCACTTGAAATTTTCATATCTTTCATGCACTTGCCATCTTTATCATAAGTGCATTTTTTCTTGTATTGTTTTTCTGCATTTACATATTCATTATGTGTTGCACATGGCATATAAATCATTGTGCCATCATCTTTTTCTAGTGTATGAGTACCCTCACAACCAATCTCTTTTGCTCTTTCGGCAGCTTCTTGTTGTGTTGTATATTCATCTGTGCCTACTTGCTCTTTAACTTCCTCAAACTCTGTATCCCAGTCATCAATATCCTCATCATCATAAGACTGTAAACCTGATTTTAGAGCTTGTACAAAGCTATTTTGTTGTGCTCCCACAAGCACAGGAGAAACTTCCCAGACTTTTACATCTTGCAAAACTCTTACAGGAACTTCCTCTCCTTTTGAATCTATGTGAGTTCCTTTTTCTGATTTTAATACTTGAAACCCATAGCTGAACTGTTGCATGTCTTGCATGGCTTTCACAGTTTGATAGGCTTCTTTCCCTGCCTCAGTTGGTAAAAAATATCCTTTAAACACAGCTTTTTGATTATCTGTTTCTATAACTCCTCTGCCAATAACTTTGCTCCAGTCATGATTCCAAACAAGTGGAACTTTATTACCTGTATATCCCGATCTCAGAGCATTAGCTTTGGTTACATCATTATCTGAATCAATAGTATCAAATAAGGAAAAAACTGCCTCTATGTATCTATTTTCTCCATCCTCTTTTAGCTCAATAGGAGCATTCTTGTAGGATAGATTTTCTGGTCTATCTATTTCATTCATCTATTACCTCAATATAAGCTTCTGTACATCTACAATTAGCAATCAAACTAATTGGAGCGTTAGGATCTCTAGGAGCATCCAACTTAATACCATTATACAGATAAAAGCTATTCAAAGGAACTCTTTGATTGTCTAGCTCAAAATGTGCCTCTCTAACAATGCCATCTCTCCTCGATACCCACTCTTTTTCTAAGTTCTTTCCTGTAGCTTTAGCAGCTCTTTGCTGAGACCATGAGCTTACTTTACCTACTTCTGTTCTAGCTATATTCTTGGCTCTACCTAAGTTTTGCCCACCAAGAACAGTATTTATCTTTTTAGCTAACTCATTAAAGAACTTGTCTCCATCAGGAGTACCTGCAACAGGATTTACTATTCCAAGCTCCTCAAACTCTTTAATTGTCTTTGTTATCTGTGTTGCAATTCTTTTCTTTGTTGTTGCATTTAAGTCATTCATTACTTTTTTTGCATTCTCTTGCACAAAGTTAGCTGCTTGTGAATCTTGAAATAATGATCTCACTTCTGCAGGTACTTCTCTTTGCCCTCTGTAAAATCCATTCTCAACAACTTTTCTTAATGTTCTGCCCTCTGGAAGTAAGCCAGATAAAGCTCCAAACACAGTTCTTATAGCTTGTTCCTCCTCTATTTGTACTCCTAAATCAACAGGATCTGCAGCTTTAAAATTATCTTGAGCAGGAAATAAATTGTCAAAAGTTCTTACTGACATATCATCCCCAAGTGAATAGAACAAAGGAAGTAACTCTTTGTCAAATTTTGAATTATCTAAAAATATATCTACATTTGCCTCTAATGCAGATAAATCATGGCTACCTCTTGCAACTTTTGTCAAGCCCCTCTTTTGTCTGTTAAGTTCCTTTGCATAGACATTAGATAAATAATCACTCCAAGCATTTTCAAGTCCATTGATTGCCTCCCATAATTGTTTCTTTTCAATCTCTGTTCTGTAGTGTTTTACAGTAGGAAGTCCAAATATTTTTACTGTAGGATCTTGCCATCCATATAATGGATAGCTAAAGCTTTTCTCCTCTTGTACTTTCTCAGCTTCTTTATTTGCCCAGTTGTAAGCTCTCATCTTATTTGATTTGGATATGTCTCCACCCCATAAAAGCCATGCAACCTGACCTGCTGTTGGTCTATCACTTTCTCCAGACAAATAATCATCAGCAGCTTCAGAATCTAAGTCTGATTCATGCCTAGAAAACCAAGCTGCCATTCTTACAACTTTATCATCACTAATCTTGCCATTAGCCATATCTCTAGCTTCTCTTTTTGTTTTATCTGTCAAGCCACTTCCTGCAAACTCTAAAAGATCTAATCCCCTTTGTGCATTCTTTTGTATATAGTCAGGAACATTCTCTACAGCTTTTTTTCTCCTACGAGGCTTCTTTGGCTTTCCGTACTTATCATCTCCTGCGTTAGGATGCCCATCTGGAAGTAAATCTGTATCAAATGGAGTTCTTGGAAATTTACCTGTTTTAAGTGCCTTAAGAAAAGCATTTACTCTAGCCATAGCCCATTGGTCAGCAGACCTTACATTCCCTCTTACAGATTCAGGATTGTTTCTGTAAGCTCCAACTCCTCTTTCAAATACTTTTCTTAATTTTCCTATTGTTACTCTAAATTTAGGGCTATCTGCATTATGATCCTCAACTTTTTTCTTGAGTGCTTTTTCTACTCTTGCAGATAATTGCTTTATTGATTTATCTATTGCTTGTATAACTCTTAGCTTTGAGACTTCAACTGTAACTGTTCTATCTGTCTCCTCATGCCCTCCATCCTCTAAGATTGCCCATACTTTTATATTCGCAGTTTCATCCTCTTGATTAATACTTGTAATTACTCCATTAATTGTTGATGGTGGATCTGGATCTTTGTTGATACTCCAAGAAACAGAATCTCCTACTTTTATATCACTTAACTTTGCTTTGAAATTCAATGCGTTGTTACTGTTTTGCTGATACATGATTGCATTTGTAGAATCCTCAACAGGCACTTCAACTATGCTTAAGTTTCTGATAAAGTAATCTCCATTGTCAAGTGGTGGTAATTGTGTTGCTTGTCTTGCCTCATTAACTGTTACAAATCCAGAATTAAATCCCTGAGATATTCTTTGCATTGTTGCATCCACATCCTGAGATAAAGCTCTGACATCAGATATATCATATTTGAAGCAAAATTCTGTGTTGTCCTCAAAATCTTGTAATAGAAGTTGTTTTGTAAATTCATTAGCAAAGTTGTTCCACATTGGAATAAGTTTTTGTTCTGTAAAAAACTCTCTAAGCTCTTTTGCATTTGCATAAGTTGCCCTTTCTAGCCCAGAGCCTAGCCCTGCTAATATTGCAGGAACACCTAATACAGCAGATATTCTCTCCTCATTGATGTATCTAAGTTTGCCGATCTCTAAATCTTTAGGGCTAAATGAAAGAGTTTTTATATCAACTTCTCCACCAGATATGACTAATGGTCTCCCTCTGTTCTCTCCTCCAAATCTCCTCCCAAAGACTTCAGCTATATTTTCTGCCTCATCACTTGTCATTGATAGATCATTTTTTGGAGATATAACAACACTAGGAACACCTGTATTCTTTACTAATGCTGCTCCCATTTGTGAAGCTGCAGCATCTCCTAAGACTTCAACCATGACTGACCTTAAAGGAGCTAATCCTCTCCTGTGGTTTCTAGGATCTATTCTCTCTCTTAGATGTATCATGTCCTCTGGCATTATTATCATTGTGTTGCCTTTTTGCTTATATTCATACCTAGTTATTAATTGTTCAGTTGTTCCTTTTACCTCTACCATCTCAGGAAGTAGTGGTATAAGTTGTACTACTGCTCCTGCATCATTCCTTAATTTAAGTAAAAAAGCATCTCCAGAAACAGCAACAGAAGTAACTAAATAATTATTTAGTAGAGATTGTGTCATGTTTGGATTTGGATTAGATAATAACTCTGCAGCAGGATGATTATCCACTAATTGCATACCCTCTTGATTCTTTAAATATACATACAATGGAGGCTCAGAAAAAGCTGTACCAAGTACATTCAAACAAGCAAGAGCAGCAGAGTTTCCCTCTGGAGACATTTGATTGACTCCACTAAAGTATCCTGCATCTGTATTGAATGGAAAAACTACTTGTGATGTAGGATATTGCCCTGCTTTCTTTTCTGTTTCAACTTCCTGAGCAAAGAAACTTCTAATATTATCTCTTATTCCCAATTAGGTAACACTCCAATTTGTCTTTCTAACTATTCCAAACCTAGCTGCATAAGCTAGGGCATCTACCATATCATCATGAGATCCACTAGATGGAAAGCTAGTTAATTCTCTTTCAAATTCTACAAGCCATTTAGCATTTTTCAAAAACCATATAGAGCCATTTTCTACACCTGCAGCAGCAGGTACAGCTCTTGCAGTTTTACTTTTATCTGCTTTTAAGTTTCTTATTGGCAAACCCTGCCTCCTAGCCATCTGAATAATACCCAAACCAAAGCTAGAATCCTCCACTCCCAACCAAGACAAGTTGTATTCATTTATCTTTGCTTCTATTTGTGGAAGTAACTCTGGAGCTTCTAGTCTGGCTCTGAATACATCCAATACTAAAAGCTTACCACTTGGAGCTGAGCCTACTGTCATTATTACAGAATAATCAGCAGTCTCTTTGATACTCAATGCTGTGTCCATAGTGCCAAAGATAGATAATTCACTATGCTTTACAACTTCATCTCCTAAGATATATTCTGGATCATCTCCTCCTACAACATCAAAATACTTAAACCATTCTCTCTTGAACATGTGTCCTACCTCTGTAAACTCTGCTAAAAACTCTTGTGCATATACCATAGAGCCTAACTCCTCTCTGGCTTGTGCTAATTCATCTTTGTTTATTCTAGGAGATTGCTCTGTAGGATAATGAAAAACAACCCAATCATCTCTCCTCTTTGCATTATCAAACAACTCATAAAACCAATTCATCCCATTAGGAGTTGATATAAATAAAGCCTTACCTAAACTATCACTCAGTATTGGTCTAACTGTCTCCCAAGTTTCTTTATCCATATAAGCAGTTTCATCAAATATTATTAATGATATACCTCCCGCACCTCTCAATGATTCAGGCTTGTTCGCTGATTTTATCTGTATAGATCCACCATTTTTTAATACAATTCTTTTTTCTACTTCTCTTGTCTCTGCATATCCCTCTGGAAGTTGCCTAACTAAAGATTTTAAATTAAGCCATGATTCTAAACTCTGAGGATATACAGGAAAGATAACCCATACTTTTAATCCTTTGAGAGCCTGATCTATAGCTGCAACTAATGAGAGAGTAGTTTTACCCCACCTCCTACCACATACAGCAACAACAAATCTATTTTTGTCTAATGCTTCTATAACTTCTATTTGTCCAGAATGTAAATCAGGAGGAGTAGCCTCAATAATCTGGCTCATCGTTTTGCTCCCAATCCCATTTAAACCTTATTTGTGGTTGTTCTATATGATTTACTGTAACTTGTGGAGATCCTAAACCATAAATCTGACTTATCATCTTGTAGCATATATCTAATATGCCTTTTAATTCTGTAGGATTCATAGAAGCTAAATCTCTTTCATTTATTTCACTAATAACCTTAAAAATTACAGGCTTGAGTTCCTCTGCTAAATCTCTTGCAGTTTCTCCTACTTGAGCAAAAACCTCCCCTATTATCTGCTCATTTAGCATTTTATTTATAGCTTTTACTCTATCTTGCCATTGATTTTTAGCAGATATTTGATATATTCTCCTCTCTGTCAAACTGAAGTTTTCTGAAACTTTTGAGAGAGTTCTTGCAGCTCCTAAACCTAAATAATACTGAAATCTTTTAAAATCAATGTTGGATTCTCCTACTTGTTGTTGATTTGGTAAAGCCAAAGACATATCATCTATATAATCCATAAATCAATTATAGACTAATGTTGGTGCATATATGCTTCTAAGTAAGTTATCCTATCTCTTAAATTATCTAATTCCCATGATTCAAGCTGATTATTTTCTAATGTTGTTACTTTTTTCAGCAAATCCTGCCATTCCCATTTCATTAGCTCATAAGATTGTGAATCTTGAGGAGGATTGTTAAGCTCTGAAATATATCTAGCCTGAAAATCCTCAACTTTCCATTCCAGATCTCTTACTTCCTTTTCCAAGTTCTGGTAATTTGCTCTTAAAGTTGTAAGCTCTGTATCTAAATACTCTGCATTATAAGCTACTTGCTCTAATTGATATATCTTTTCATAAAGTATTGCAATATCATTTGAGACCATTGTTGATTCTTTTAAGGTTTCAAAATCTGTTTCAATAACATTCATTCTCTCATCTATGTTTGAAAGAGTATTTATAACAGCTCCTAAGCTTTGAACTCCTGCTCCAATAGATCCCATAAGAGTTATAGCAGTAACTACTAAAGCTAAATTATCTTTTATCTTGGCTAACATTAGCCACCTAGTTTTATAAGAATCTCAGTAATTGCTGAATTTAATTCTTGTTCTCTCATGGCAAGAGCTATAAGGTCATCTTTAGCATCAGTTATCTGTACCATAAGAACAGCTACTTCTTGTTGCAAATCATTAACTGTTTTAAACAATCTTC